TTCTTGCCTCTTATCATGATATTGAGGTTCTTTACGAGATTATACTTAGACTGGACGGTAAACTTATAAGGGGAGCAGATAACATCCATCCTTTGAAGGTCTTCCACGATAGGGTCTCCAATACCTGTAGAGTCTATGTAACATACTGCATCATTGTATCGTTTTGCCGCATCAGCCACCTTAGAGCGTTGGAAGTCCCAATCTATCTTATTGAATCTCTCAAAGTAGACAATCTTGCCTGTAGCCACATCTGCTATGTTTATCACAGTAAAGTCGTGTATCTTACCTAAATCCAGCCCCATGACGTAATTGTGACCGGGTATTGGCTCCTGTAGACAATCCGCTAGGACTCCACGGATATCCTGAAATACTTCTCCTCCCCCTTCAATGAACTCTGCCATGTACTCTTGGCGGAATATAAGCTCTGGTGTGGTTTCCCGTCTACGTTCTATCTCTTCTGAGAACCCCTCAATCGTAGTATTTGCAAACGAGGGGTAGTTAAAGGACTTATACTCAGGGTAGTTAGATTCATTCGTGCCCATGAGGTATAGGTTATAGAACCAGTTCTTTCCTTTAGGAGTAGAGATAAAGATTGCAGATCCTTTCTTGTCTGACAACGCAGGCTGCAATGCCACTTCCCAAGCGTCAGGCTTAACCCTAGCGGCTTCATCCATAATGAGAAGATCCAACCCCTCCCCCACAAGCGCGTCAGGGTTATCAGCGGATTTGGCCCATATAGTACTCCCGTTCTGTAGTTCAATGACAAGTTCTCCCTCCTTTATACTGCTGATAAATGCCTTTGGTAAGTACTTTTTTACCATTCTCCACATGATTGCGGTCTGTGCATACTTTGGTGAGACTATCCATATAATCTGATCCTCTTTCATCAATGCACGAATGATAGTGATGTATGCACACATTCGAGTCTTACCAAACCGCCTCCCGCAACAGACTATCTTGAAACGGTGGGGGTCGTTGTAAATCTCCAACTGCCGTTCGTGGAATGCAAAATTAAGAGTGGTCAATCTTCTTCGCCTTAACCCCAAACTGTTTCTCGTACCTGTTTATAATACTTTGCACATAAGTTGGGTCTTTCTCCATCATGTAACAGGTTCTCTGAGTCAACTCGCATACAATAAGAGTAGTGCCGCTGCCACCAAACAAATCAAGAACGCTATCACCCGTATCACTGAAAACAGTGACCAGTTCTTTAAATAACCCCATAGGTTTAGGACAAGAGTGTTCATCTCTTAACCCGACCTCCCTGTCAGTGTGGTATTCGAGATGGTCGGTGTCAAGCATCTTGCCTTTGGGTTTCTCACCAATGAATAAGATCGGTTCCGTAACCATCGCGTGACATATGGTTCCGGGAGTGAGCGCAAAGCCTTTATACCAAAATGCTGTTCCAAGAACCTCGAAATTGCGGTAGTAATACTTTTCATTACGATTCCCCGGTGTTATAATAAAGAATGGAGCAAATGCCATTCCAGCCGCTACAAACTGCCTAATAAAGGACTCATACATATCTTCCGGCATGTCGTCCATATTATCGTTATACTCATACTTTACATTGTATGGTGGATCTGTAAGCACTATATTAACCTTTCCATCACCTACTAACAGTGAAAGGGAGGCTTCATCGGTGGAGTCTCCACACATGACTCTGTGTCTTCCCAAAGCGTACAAGTCTCCGTTTCTTACCGTTGTCGATCTTACACTGTCCAGTGTTACAGGTGCACACTCCGGGAGTTTCTCTACAGATTGATGGGCACGGATCGCGGAGTCGATTTGTTTCTGTTCCATCACTAAATTCTCTTTTAGTAACTCCTTCCCCCATTCCTGATCCAACTCCAGTAATATTTTTCCAAGCTTATCTGCATCAAACGTGCCTTTCGTTAAGTTGAGGTTAATAGTCTCCGCTTTGCACTCCGCGTCTGTGATATCAATAACTTTGACTTCCACTTCTGTTGCGCCAAGCTCTTTGCTCGCTTTCCATCGGTGTTCTCCATCAATGATCACTCCGTTTTTATTAACAATGATTGGGTCTAGAAACCCACGTTTCTTGATAGATTTCTTGAGGAACTCGTATACTGTATCCCTCATGCGGTTAGGGTTGTATGGGTTGGGTTGAATGGAATCTATAGGAACTACTTTAGATTCTACGATCTTCATTTAGTTTAGCCTCCCTAAAGCTATCACATTTACCCTCCCAACACCAAGCGTGTAATTGCATTACTGGAAACCCGCTAGTCCCGGGGTGGTTCCTCCTACATTCTATCATCACACCATCTCCTTGGGAAAATGGGGGGGACGAGAACCTACAAGACATACAATCCCAAAGGGGTACGTCTCCCATTATTCAACCACCACGATTGTATAAGGATGATCACTAAAGTTGTAGGTATACCTCGGCTTATGAGAGTTCTCTGTCATGTAGTGACCACACTCAATACAGTGATACTTCTGCTTCTCTCCATCCCTAGTCATTACTTTGGAAGACTTGTGGGTCTTTCCCCCACATTCATCACACACAGGGTTTGTACCACTCATAAATCCCCCAGATTGCTAAGAGTACATACACAAAGAACAATGCTGACTGCGCGTATGCTCCTATTGAGTAGTCATATATACACCACGCGGAGTTAGTAAATAGCCATAACACGAAACACCACTTAAGTTTCTTGATGTTAGCTACCACTCCTATGATTGATAAACCAGTGAACACCCACATGAAATCTATCACACATTCACTTCCTTAACCAAGTCTTTGCCTTTAAGCGTGAAGATGTGTGGTTCCACCACGATATTATCGCCAACACTGAGTACAACATAGCCCATATGAGGATTCCAAGCCAGACTCCTACGAGCAACGAATTCGTCACGACCAGACCAGCAAGGACAAATAAGGCCAGTAGTATTAGCGAAACTAACACGTACGTAGTAATGTGCATGCCCCCTTATAATCAAACTAAAGTTCTTATACTCTGGATTTAATGCAGCCACCATCATTTGCTGTGCAATAGGAGTCGTGCGATATGCAAGTCCACTTGAACTAACCCCAATGTCATGACATGCATGAATACGCTTACCCTCGACCACCACTGCCAGTTCGTCACCGAAAGTACCACCAAGGCTTTCAACCACCGATTTGTCGGAAGATAGGTTGTCCCCCACATGGTAATAACTTCCTTGCACTCCGATAATGCGAGAACTTTTGACCATCGAGAGTAAGTTCTTAGCTGTCTCCATTTGGAGATTGATATCGGTTGTCCATAAGCCAGTACCTTGACTTTTCCGATTCGTTCCATCGCAAGTATCTCCTAAATTAATAACTGCATCTACCCTTCCAACCTCATCCACCATCTCTTCCCATTTCTTGTAGATTTTCTTCTGGATATCATTTGACTGAATCCTCATCTTCCGTTCGTTCTGATCTAACGTCACTTCGTCAGGCATGAGACTTACACGCTTTCCGATGTGCATATCTGAGATTACAAGTATCTTTTTCATCTGTCACCTACAATTTCGTCTAGTTTGTCTGAATTAAACAGACTTTCCGGGTCATCTTCAACTTTCAATACTTCCTCACATTCCGCCGCAACCTTCTCTTGGAACTTCTGTTTGGCAGATAATACCTTGACTACGGGCACTACCGTAGAGTCAGGTATCTCTTTCGTCTCTTTAACGTTGTTCAACTGCTGGATGTTAATCTGTAACGGTTCCCTGTCCCCTACAATCTGTTTCTTGTCACCGAACTTGGCTTTATGCAACTGAAAGAGCATGTCGATAAACTCCTTCTTGCCACGCATACCCGGTGCGGAATCCACTTCTAGCCCGTAAGAATAGATTGCGGTCGTGATTTCGTTGATTAACCCATCTTCCCCTCCTAAAAAGACCTTCTCAAATCTTCTCCGTATCTTTTCAGGGAATACTTTCATCATACACTGTTTGTTCTCAGAAGTCATTGACATTGCCATGAGAGGACAAGTATCAAAATAGAAACACTTACTGGAACATTTCTTCCGTCTCCGAAGTGTGTTTGCCAAAGACTTATATAGAGATGGCGTGGAACCGCCTTTAAGTCTGTCTTCCTGCGTTAAAACGTGCTTTTCTCCCAAGATAACCCCTTGTTAGTATAATTAGAGCTTCTCTCATATATACTCTTTTCCAATCCAACCGATCAATATATATACCTTTCTCTCTAACAATAAACTACAATGGAGTTCGTAGACTATTGTGGCATTTGTGGGATTGCACTTAAACAGTTTGAGGTTAGTGGTGTACTCAGCGGTAGTTATATCAACTTTGAAGAGAGGCGGAGCGGTTCTTTAGAAATAACCATGTGTGTAGACTGCCAGAACAAAGTGTTGGAGAATGTGATGGGAGATATGGGTGCGGCAGTAAACAAGAGACTTGCAATAGAGGATCAGGTTAAAATACCGCCTCATAAGAAAAAGTATAGGAAGAAAGACGACGACGACGGTAGCGGTGGTGAGATAAGAGTTGTACCACCTGCATGACCACATCTCTGTTTGTTATGAGCTAATGGAAGCGGTAATGTATACACCTACCGCAGATAAAGCGAAAATGATGATTGTCGGGTCAAATTGGGATATGGATAATGGGGGATACGTATCACCTTATATACTAGAACATACGGAACATTTATATACCCAAACCAAAAAAGAAGCACATAAATCCTTGAACGACCAAGTAGAGGTATGATTCGATACAAGTGCTTCAATTGTTACCTTATTTTTGACGAGAAGGATTTGGTAGAGGATGCCTGCCCATCGTGCGGAACTAAACATCCCACTAAGATGTGTGATAAAGACCATGTATGTATATGCGGAGAGGATGTTCATACTGGAATACTATACTGTCGCACCTGCGGCCAACCAGTCTGTCCCTGCGGAAGTCACGATGTATTAGTGATAAGCAGAGTAACAGGGTACTTACAAGACGTAGCGGGATTCAATGCGGCAAAAAGACAGGAATTAAAAGATAGAGTAAGAGTGGATGTATAACCTATTTTTCGTCCCTTAAGGAAGCTCTGCGGAACCCAGTAAACTCTGGGATAGGTTCTGGTTGGGTTGTGGGGGTTTCCATTATTCTTAATGGTTGTTTGGAGGCATATTCTTTTGAACCCTCTTGTGGATGACTGTGGGCACCCAAATCATGTAGTCTTGCTAGAATCTCGTTGTTTATAGCTTCCTGTCCTTTAGAGTATTTACCAACAACTGCAACCAAGTCGGAAACCATATCTCCAACCACAAAGAGCGTGGCGGTCTCCTCATCAATAAGATTACCACATTCAGCTACCTTATGTGCGATCCTCTCTTTAAATATCCCTTTGGTGCATTCAGAGAATATCTCTTTAGCTGTAGGTTTGCGGAGCGTAGATAGTTCCTCCCCCATAGCAGTAATCCCTTGAGATACGTTCTTCCCATACTTTAATGCCATCTCTCTGGCATCTTCCGTTATTGTTACGGTTACTGACATAGATTATCTATAGGTTATCTAAACATATAAGGTTATCCAAAGATTATCTTGTTAGGTTACCTAAAGGTTACCTTCTAAAAAATAAAATTTTTGTATTGTCAACTTGGCATATAGTCCATAGACTTTCACTGATGTCAGTCGAGGTGCATCACTGTACACTTATGTACATTACAGTACAGTATAGTGCACTAGACTATATATACTCACTATTGTACACATATGTACATGCATGTACACATACATACGCCGCAGTATAGCACTTGTACACTAATGAACAACTAAGTACACTAATGTACGTAACTGGTTAATAAGAGGAGTAATATATATACATTGATGTACGTTTATGTGCACTGATGTATATAAACATTCCCGAAAGGCTTATATACTTAGGCGTCGACTTCTCCTCATGGCGGGATGCCCTAGCATCCAGCCGAAAAGGTGAAAAGACCATGAGCAACAACTCAAAAACCGAAACCGTGGTACAGCCAACAATACCGGCCGTACCTGAAGTACAGGGAATTGACACTGCCATTACAGGCATCCAAGCGACTGAGTCCCGGTTAACCGCCGCCATTCATGCAGCGGGGAAGATGGAGAGTGACCTCGCCGCGTTTAGGGCACAAATGGCCGCTAAACCAGCAGGGATTGAAAAAGACTTCCTCACTGCTCATCAGGCAGAACTCGAAGCACAGATCACCGGTGCATCCCGCAAGGCCGTTTCTGACGCCCTCAAGGAGGTACAGATGCACCTCGGCACAATCCAGACACTCGCCCAACAGATACAGGCCAAGCACGGTTTACCGCCTGTTACCGTGAAGCACTCAGACAGGGGGGCTGGACGCGGGGACATAACCGCCGGGAATATGGACGCCCTCCGGGAACTGCTGGCTGGCCGTGGCATCAATGTACAGTTCGAACTTCAGGACGACAATAAGCACTATCACGCCGTCAACCTGAACACAAACCAGCGCACAAAGTACGCCTCAAACGTCCGATCAGACTGGATTTAATCTCTTTTTTTCCCCTATATACTGACAGTGTTATTGCTTTTTTGCTGGTCAGTAATGTTAGTTCACTACTAACTATAGGGATTACCAACTTATATCAATTGGATATCAGTTGATTATATCAGTTGGTATATCATCTGTTTAAAAAGGTTGTGGTATCATAATGACAGTTATGGATACTAAGAAGGTTGTATATCTGCTTACAGAGAACTGTAAGTCCCGCTTATCATGCAGTGGATGTGATATGACTGGGAAACACTCATTGAAAGATACTTGTCTATTACTATTATTGAAAGACAGTCTGAAACAACCGCAACTGACACTTGAAACACTCCGCTTAGAGGATGAAAGAGCCGCACTTGAGAAACAATCACCATTTGAGAAACAAGTGAGTGAACTACCTCCGCACCTACAAGAAATAGCAATCAGAAAGATGCTTGTTGACTGTGGGTTCAGGTGACTTATGTGGGCAATAGTTACGTGTTTTAATATGGTTGAGTTATACTATAAGATAACCAACTCTGATTATAACTACTTACTTGCTATCATATACGGTGGATTACACACAAAGGTTTGTTTCTTTTATCTCCGAGTTCCGCAACTGTTGTATTCAGATAAGGGAGTTGATGCTCACATTATGAAAGGTGATGACTATGGAGAACTATAAGTGGCATATACCGCAACAGGATGGTTCAAATGATATATGGTATAATTCTTTAGGGTCCCCCCAAGATACCACAGTAAGGGCACCAATGGATAGTGAAATAAATAACAGAGGCGGTTTTGGTGTTCATATCCGTAATGCAAGATTAAGAGTTGGATACAATATGAAAACCCGTTTTATTGAGGGTGAGAACTATGAATAAGAAATGGTGTGTTGTTCGTGAAGGGACTACACGGTGGTATATTGTAAGTAAGGGTGATCAACGACCACAACGGACTACCGGCATTGAACTATCTTCACACGCATACCCATTAGGTAATTTTCGTTCTGAGTTTGTTGAGGAGGTAGACTATGAGAATCCACTCTTTCTGCATTGAGGAGTATACCGGTTTTAACTGCCGATTAATAAGAAGACCTTGTGGAGGTGCAATATTGATAAGACACGGTGAAATTGCATCACACTCACTGTTATTAAGAGAGTTCCCAGAAGAAAATGAATACCTCAGTGATCTGTCGTAAGGCAGTGAGAGACTCCCGCACCAGAAACCACACGAGGTCACGTAACAAGTACCTTACTCATTAACCCGGCAAACCATCCGGGGGGAGTGGGTTGTGAATAAGTGTGGCTGGTAATGCGGGATAAGAAAAACCACCAACAATAAAGGTGAGAAACATGGATGATTCAGACTACAACGAACTGATTCAAATTGCAGCAGAGGATAAGTCCCGCATGGTTGTCCTTGAACTTGATGCGGGTTTACCTGTTGCAGCCACTATCAAGGCAATCCACACACGACCACTCATCGAAAGAGTTGAGGTAACTCCTGAACAACAGACCGCACTCAACAATGCATGGGCTAAAAGGGTTGAATGTATGCGGCGAATGAAGGATAATGATGACCCGCGATACCAACAGCAACTCAAGAAGGGTTACTTCTCAGCAATTGAGGACTACAAACGGCTCCACAAGCAGGTCTATGGTGAGTGAATGACCATAGAGAGCGGGTTACACAAGTTTGCAGAGTATGGGCATGATATGAACCTCCTCGCACTTCAAAGTGCAAATGAGGCGGGACTCCTTAATGATAAAGGTGTTGCCCAGTACAATGAAGTGAAAGGTATCAAATACTCTCGGGTTCCCCCAGAACTGCAAAAGAAGGTTGAGGTTATGATCACAGAGGATTACCTTTCCATCTTAAAGGAAGCGATGGCTGGTGAGTAACCATGCATTTCACCGACATTTTCATAAGGGTTGCAGCAATCTCAATCCTTTTTGCATTTGCTACAATACTGTTTGCACTTGCAATAAACCAATTGACCTGCGGGTGTTGATATGACACCTAAACAAATCTACAAACTCGTCGGGTGTGCCACAATCTGTATATTCGGTGTATCCACTTGGGCATACCCAATCAATCCCAAGTTTGGTGCCATCATAATTACAAGTGGTATCACACTCTGGGTAATCACAAACCCTTAACCTATTTTTGCGCCTATAACTCAGTAGGTAGAGTGCCCTCCTGATACGGGGGTTGTCATCGGTTCGATTCCGATTAGGCGCATTATGCAAATTGATAGTTGGGAACTCAAAGATCACTATGATAGTGTTATGCTATATAATGACCCTTGCGGAATCCATGTTTTCCCTAAAGGTCATATAAGGAGAGGGCCAAACTTCTTTTACGAATATAAAAAAGGTGAAGACTATGACTAACTCTTGGGCTTTTATTAAACAAACTAATAACTACCCCTTTCTTTCTGTATTAAGACGGATAACTGGAGGGAGGTTTGGTTATGATTGTTCAATTGCTCCAAGAGAAGATAATCAAAAGGTTTACCTTCAACCTGCCACAAGATCGTTTCCAATAGGAGATATTTATGAATCTTAGGTGGGGGTTATATCCCGCGTTGGATGGGTTAAGGTTAAACTTTGCCGATGTAGAACGCCCACAACTTGCAGGGTCTTGGTTTTTACGGATTTCTTGTAACTCGCTCTTCGCAGGAACAAACAAAGATACAATAGAGGCTGACTATGAATAACTACCTTTGGGAAGTTGAGGATAACGAGTTATGGGGTGGAATGTACCCAGATGATAGTGGTTTACTCGTTGATTATAACATAGATCCCTTAGAAGGTTATAAACACCCTGTCGTTTGTATAAACACTGCAATGAAAGAGGAGTTTGAAGAAGGAAAGGATTATATACACCAATCTAGGTGCCGCACTTAACAGGAGGTATATATATGTTTCCTAAAAACTCATACTCTGAGAAATATAATAAAGAAAAAGAGTGTACAAGGTGTAACATGTATACAAGCACTTACGCCGTGATGTATACAATGTACACACGTTACACTACTTTTAGAAATTGTCTATCTAAAAATCATAACTCAATAAAACAACTATCTAAAAAAGCCATTACCCATTATGTAGTTAATAGTATAAAAGGATTTTCCCCTGTCGTTTGTTAAGGAGTAATTTATATGTCAAAAGGAGTAACCTTAATGCATGGAATCGACAAATCAGATGGTAATAAGAAAGAATCTGATCAAGGAGAGGGGTTACAAATGCGAGATATGTGGTATATCTACATGGAACGGATCAAAACTTCCTTTAGAAATGCACCACAAGGACAAGAACAGGAAAAACAACAAGGAAACCAATCTAATATTGGTCTGTTCAAATTGTCACAGGCAATTTCACTTCAAACAAACAAAGGGGTTATCTACATCTCAGGTTGGGCAATTAAAACGATTAGGAAGGGAAATGAGATACGAAGCATATTTAAAAGAGCACCCAGAAATAATAACCCTACAGTAAGATTCTTATACAACTTAGGCGATTTTCTCATTTTCCAAATATCAAAAGTATCTACACTACTTACACGTTGCGTGCACTATCTCTCTTTAGACTTCTCAGAATACGCATTTGAAGTCTGTACGGGCTCTGTTCGTGATAAAATTGATAGTGTGCAACATACACATCTTACACACAAATGGAAAGTTCGTGACCCTTACTCTACATTTACCCCTTCCAAAATAGCATTACTAAGGTCAGATATTGGGGATGTAAGAATTATCAATGGTAAACTTTACTGTTCCGCTCCCATTTATCTTGGTGACGACTATGAAGACTCATACTAATAAGTGGGCGTATGATTACTCACCAAGAGTGCATTTCATAACGTATAATTTTGGTGATTGTTGTTGTATAGGCATGCCACACGGTATAGTTGGAGTTTTCAAAGGTGACAACTTCCGCAGAGCCTTTATGGATGGTGATGACTATGAAGTTTAGGATTGAAAACCACAATTTGGGATGCCGGTTACTCCTACCTTTCATGGAGTGGAGATTAGTTACTGTAAATTACGGCCTTCTCGATACGAATTGGTGTTGCAATTATATTGGTTGTTCCGGAGAATTAGATACAACCAATGATATAATGGTTAAGGGGGATGATTATGATGTACTGTGATTTAAAGAAGTGTAACTGTACTTTCCACATTATCACTTGTGAAGAGTTTGGTAAGAAGGATTGTCCAAGAGTAACCTCAAATGATAGCCACCCAGACCCCAAAGTTGGTATGAGAACGGTGAGATATGTCATATAGGTGGTATATAATAACTGGGCAGTCGGTTTTACGGAACGATCACTATGATTGGGTACTTGAAGTCTATCATATATTCGCTCCATTTGGAGAACTCCACGTATCCTTCCTATCACCATTCAATATGGGTGAAAATTATGGGTAACTTATACTGGTTGTTTGATAACTATAACAACGTACTTGTAACTGACGGATCTGACTACAAGTTAGTCCCATTCAACAATGGGCTAAGTTTAGGACGAACCTCACCTTGGAGTCGGTATCCAAACTACACCTTCTCACTCGACAACGATAAGATAGCAATTGGTAAAGATTATGAATAATCACAGCAATATGAGTCGCGGGTCGTACTCCGCAATGCTGTTTACCCGGTTAATCCGGGAGTGAAACAAATGAAGACTTACAAGTGGAGTTTCTACGATAGGAACAAACACTGTTTACAGTGGGGGGACACACTTTGGGACTCTCAAGGGTTACTTGGAGTTTACGAAGATATGAACACTCTCACTAACGACATAACGTTTGAACACAAGTCTGGAATCCCACTAGGTAAGGTGTACATATGAACACTCACGAAGAATGGAGTACGGCGGGAAAGGACTCAAATATACTAGTGAGTTCGCTATTTGGTGGGGCTTTGGGTGTTCCCAAAGGTCGACTTATATACTTCCCGCGTGAACACGCTCTTGGTGAGGCATACGGAGGACAGTATGATTGACTTCAACAACCTTCCACCGACTGTGAATGGTGTTAAAAGACCAGAACAGCGGTGCAAGCATGAAATTCACGCGTCAATGAAAGGCAAACCTCTTGAAAAATGGCACATCCGCATATTTGGTTACGAGCCTGATGATGAAGAAACCGGCAAAGGGCCGTGGGCTGGTGACCTTATTATGTCAATCTTCGATCAAAACGGGAAGTCTTGGGACGTTCTCGCGGTCGGAGTGGATGGGAAACTCCATCTGTTCAAGAAGGTTGGCTACGTGAACGGTGTCAAGGTAATTGACATCGAAGGTATTAAACTCGACAGTCAGGGAAGA